CTCCCGTATTACTTTAGGCATCGCAACAGGATCTCTGTCATCGATTACTTTATAGTTTGCTCCTGACGGATGTATTGATGGTGCAGCAGCAACATACCCTTTCCATTTGATGTCAATTCCATCGTTTAATTTACCCTTAAATACATCAGATTTATCAGCTGTGTAATAAAGGTGTAAGCCATCACCAGTTTGGACTGTGTAAGTTGGCTCGAACTCAGGCAGCAATTCGCCTCCGTTGCGGTAATCAATATCAAAGACCACTAGACCTGATTGGTAACAGGCTATGCCTAAGTTGATTTTGTCATCATAATCAAACCAAAAGTTGATAAGTTCTTGGTCGGTTGTAGCTGATAGATAAGCCCTTTGACATAGATCAAAGTGTGGATCTTTTTTATTAGGCAGTAAAGGCAATACAGACCAGCCTCTACCTGCATAATCTAAAGCAGCTTGTTGGCTGCCTATTTCTAGTTTCATGTCGCTCCCTACATATCCACAGTATCTCTGTGAATACATAAAGTTTGACCTAATTCAAGGCTTTAAGCGAATTTTTCTTGGGCGTGTTGTATAACGATTAGATAACGCCAATATCCTCAAGATCATCGATATGGTCATCAATCGTGCGGTGTTTATAGTCTGTTTCAAGCCCCATAAGTCCTTCGATTGTAGGTAAATGATCCATCTTGATTGACTGGGATCAGCTCTACTTGATGACCTTTTTTGCCAAATGACATAACTACAAATCCCATGTTCCAATCGGCTGAGTTATATTTAAGATATCCAGCCTGTCGCATGTCCATTAAGTGTCCTGCCTCAATGCCCCAAATCGTTGAATAACGCCCGTTTAAGCCAGTTGTATGCCTTACAGCACCCTGCCTATGGGAATGCCCACAAACAACGCTTCCAGCCCACTTTTTAGCCAAATTAAGGGCAGTTATACCTGCGTGCTTAGACATGTTACCTTCATCGCCATGTGCTAAGTAAAAACCATTCTCGAACTCATACGCCTTGCGATGGTATTTGATGCCTAGACTTGCAAAATCCATGAACTTGTCATAAGCCAATTCAGGCAAGCCAATCAGCGATGGTGCGCCTTTGAGTAATGTTGTGTATAAGCGATCTGTATGATTGCTGCGAATGATGTCTGTCGTGCCTAAGTCGTAAAGTATGTCCTGCGCTAGTGATCTTTCCTCATCTAGCGTTTCAGCAAATTCTAACTTTGTGCCTTTTGCCCAACGGCTCTGCGATCCCATATCCATTTCATCGCCACAATTTAATACATAATCAAACTTCTCATGCTTTGCCATCTTGATTAAGGATTTCACAGCTGCAACATTATGCAGCGGAATTTGCAAATCTGGAACGACCAGATATCTGCGGTTTGGCTTAATCGTCATCCTCTGTTGGATCGATACTTGGAATGATGCCACCATCACCAACTACCCAATCAGGAAAAGTCTTATGCTCGGTCATTAACCAGAATGCGTGCTCTGGTGTAAATCCTGCTTTACGAGCTGCTTTGTAACATTCATGCAACATAATGTAATGGGCATCAATCTTTGTTGGATCAGGAGTGTGGCGAACTACGCGACGATTGATCTTTTTGCGTTTGATAGGTTTTCGTGTGTTCGCCATGAACTAATTTTACTTCTTGTTTTCTAAAAACCGCATCATTTCCTCTTGCCGCGTTTCTATGCGTGCAAGTCGATCTGCAAGGCTAGATCCAGCATTAGGAGTTAATGTCCAAAGCCATCCTTTAATAAGATAACGCAGACCCCCAAAGAAACCCAGTAATACGGCGGTTATGCCGGCGGCGAAACCAACCCATTCGTTTGCGGTCATTTGGCATTAACGCCATAATCAACTTCGCTCCCCGAATTTGGATCAATTGCTTTAGCAAGCGGTGCAACTAGCGCACCAAGTAATACTGCAAACTCTGGTCGGATGTCAGCAACAATTGCCAATGCAACAGTTAGACCACTTGCACCCACAGCTCTTAGATATGACTTGATTGCTGCTTTGTGTTTGTTTGATAGTTTCATTTTGCTCCTATGGTCGGGCAACAGCCATTACCAATGAGTAACTTCTGCGCTTTAGATATACGCCTTCGCCATTGGATTGACTGCCACTTTTGTCTGCTGATGTATTGCCTTCGATAACCTGCAAATACTTTAAGGCTGTATTGTTAAATTTGATGATGCCAACATGATCTGGCTCTGCATCTTTGTCGAATTGAAAGAATACAATATCGCCGGCTTTAGCCTGACCAACTGGGATTAACTTGTTTGTTTCTGCAAAAAATTTAAGACCATGAGCACAGCTTGCAAATCCTTTTTTGGATTGGGATCTGACCTTGCCACCAAGTCCTGCTTTGTCATAGCACCAAGATACAAACATGGCACACCAAGGCTGATTGTTTAGTTCATACCATTCGCCATATTTTGTATCATTGTTGCCTGTTTCGGTATAACCAATTTCTGCTTTAGCAATTTCAATTAAACTTGGCATGATTAGCCAAGTATCGTTTTGAGTTCATCAGCAGTTAAACCAATGCGATCAAGGATTGCTAACTTAGCATTTTCTTTTGCATCGGCTTCGGCTTGTATTGCTGCATTAGCTTTTTGTTCTGCTTCATAAATCTTGAATTCAGCAGCAGTCATTTCTCGATCAATAACTTCATTTGTTTCAATGTTATGTATTCTTATAATTGGTTTAGTCATTATTTCACCCCATAAAGTAGGACTGTTCCTGTTGATAAATTTCCACCACTATTTAAAAAAACCAAAGATGTTATTGCGGTGTTTGTCTGTATTCCACCTGCTGAAAAACAAGCTCTAATATTAGTATCATCAATTTCAAATGCTCCGTATGTTCGATAAGGTTTTTTAGATGTGGTGCTTGCATAATTGTCTATTTGCACAGAAATAGAATTTTGAGTGCTTGTATATAGCATGCCATAACCACTAGTTGCATTACTTTGACCAAGATTAAATGTGTCTTGGGATTGCATAGTAGCCGCTGATTGCAAAATATTTATTTGAGTAATATTAGCCGTAGCATTATTTGGACGAATTGAAAAATTTCCCGTTGCAGTAGCATTAGTTACCCCAGTAATCACCATGAATAAAGAGTTGTAAGATTGTGAAATGCTAGAAATTGTAGTTGAAGCACCTGATAATGTAGTTGTTGATAATAAAGTCATTCCACCTGCTGAAATGGTAGCCCAACTGGGAACTCCAGCTGCAACTGTTAAAACTTGACCAGTTGATCCAATTCCAAGTCTAGTATTTACATTTGATGTTGATGAGCGAAAAGAAACATCGCCAAGAGTTGTTTCAGGATTTAAGTTTTTTGTTGTTGTATCAACAGATGTGCCAAGCGTGCGAATAGCACTTGCGCCATCTTTGACTAACGCGGTATCATCCGGTGTAGTCCAGCCGTAATTAGTAGTGGTTGCCATATTATCCTTTATCTCAGGCTACGATTGTAGCGTATTCCCATGTCAATGTTGGATCTATTGTTTGCCATGTTTCAACTATTGGTGTTGTATTCCAACGCATCGCCACTTGGCTATATGCCACAGGCGACAAATTGATTGTCAGGAATAATTCGTTAAACCTAGTGCTCCATGACCAGCCTTCAACATATCCTTCAAACTCACCGCTTGAGATTTGCTCAGGTAAGTTCTGGATGTTTAGAGGTTGCCCCACGAATACGCCTAGCAGATTATCCCGATCACTATTGTCAATCTCTGGATTTGTGATTGGAAAGGTAATGCTTTGGAATGCTGGTTGTGGGAAGGCTCTTTGAGCAATATATCGATCTGCCACAGCTTGAGCATCCACAGCTGAATGTAGGACTGATTGAATGCTTTCGGCTTTGTAGCCATAAGTTGCAATTGAGGTTGCTGAGGTTGCAGTTTCCTGAGATCCGAAGTTATTGCCATAATTGATATACACATCATTTCGAATATCACCTGATCTAGTTATTGTGCTAAGTCCTTGACTTAATGCGTGTCTAGCATCAAGATCAACATAACCATTGGTCAATAGGTAATTTTGGCGATGATCCGCATCTGCATACCCAATATCACCATTATTCGTTTCATACAAATAACCAAATGCTGAATTGGCAATA